TGTTTCCAACGTCAACTTTAAACACTTTTCTTTCTGGTGAACGAACAATGCGATAAGCCATCATTGCGTCCTCAAGAAGAGTCAACTGTCTCCAAATACGACGAGCGGGATCAAGAACTGAAGTCCCATAAGGAGCAAACTTATCATTTCCTAAAATGCGGAAGTGAGCAACCTGCCAGTTCTCGAAAGTAACACCAGCACTATTCCATTGGAACTGAACATAGTTTGGATTTTGTTTGTCTTCGCCCTCTATTCTTTCTACCTCACGAGAGGGAAGACCAATAACATTCTTGACGCCGATAGTTGAATCAATGTCCATATAGAGATAGAAATCACCGTATTTACACATTGTTCTTGCCCAACCGAAAAGGTTAAACTCAATGTTTAGAACTTTATAATAAAGTGTTTCTAGGATATGTTTTATTTCTTCGTCATGACAGTGAATCTTTAACATTCTGTTATAGACGTTGAATGTAGTCATCTCATCTGCGAAGATGTCCAAAGCAGAAGCCAACTCTGGTGTGTATTCCATTTGGTCAAAGTCAGCATAGCGAACTAGACGACTTTGAGTGCTCATATTATAATTTGAAAAGTTTTCTAATGGATTATACCCAGTTCTCTCAAACTTTTGACCAGCAACGTCCTTGAATGTTTGAGCATATTTGTCTAGTCTTCTACGACGAAGTTGTCTTGTGTTTTGTGTCCTGTAATTGATAATAGGACCAGAAAACAAACGAGTTAGTCTTTTGAATAGAGGTGAATCTGTGTTTTTGGTGTTTTCGTTTCCTGCCATTTTTTATCCCTTAAATATCCAAGAAAATTGTTTTCTTAATCGTTGCTGTTCTTCAAAACTTTCTCTTAAAGACGCTTTATATTGACCGGGTGCTCTTGTATCTAGGTTTGTTCTAGAAGTTGTTATGCTGTTTAAGAATGCTTTTTTGTATTCTATATCTTTTTGATTTTCTACAATCGCCGTATCTCTTACCCAACAACCAATAGCAGCAGCCATAACCAAGTCGTCGTTATAACCACGCTGTGCTTCCGGTCTTCCATTTTTCCAAATAAAGGTGTCTAATTCATTTGCTAAACGTTTAGAATAAATAGTCAAAACTTTATTTCTTATGAATTCTTCAAACTTTGCTATTATTAGAGGTCTTGTTTTGAGAGACGTAGTGAAACCAGGGATAACAGATGAATCCCCCAGAGCAGCGTGTTGTTCCACATACTCGTGAGAACCTTTCTTGCTATGGTAAACATTTTTATATCCTTTTTCTAATAACTTTTCTAGAACGTGGAAACCAACATTGTTGTTTTCTACGACTAGCATTGCTTCTTTATATTCTAACCCAGTTGTGTAAAGTATTTCAGCGAAAAGGTCTGAAGTTGGTTTGCCTTTATACTCTGCGACTATTTCCATTGTTTGAAGTTTAAAAACGTGGAAAGTGCTTGAGTCTGCGCCGTCTCCACGAGCAACGTCAGCAACTAATAGGTAACTGTGTCCTTCTTGTGCTTCTTCCCATATCCATGTGTTTCTATCAAAACCAACTCTATACTTTGGTTCTGCTAACTTTTCTTTTATTCTCATAATGTCGTCTGGGTGGATAACTGTGTCACCGGAAGTATTAAAGTTGCACTCATACTCCTGTGCTATCTGACGACGAGACATGTTTTTAGTTTCTGTTTTGAACCACTCTTCATCTCTATCAGGGTGAACATCCCAAGGTAGGTTTATCGGTTTAAACTCGTTTTCTCCGCTTTCTGCTCCAACATAAGTCTCGTGGAACCAATCACCAACACCATTTGGAGTTGAGATAGCGATGCAACGACCACCAGTAGAAATGGTAGGATAAAGACCGGTCCAGAGTTCGTCTAGACCGTCGATGTGCGCCGCCTCGTCAATAACGAGCAGAGAGAGTGCTTCTGAACGACCAGCGTCTCCTGATGTGGATGATGCTTTGACTTGACTGCCGTTTGTAAGTTCGATGCTGTTTTTGTTATCGACGTTGAAGTCTGCTATCTTTAACCAAGGAGGTAAGTTCTTTAAAATAGTTTTTACTTTCTTTACCAAGTTTGCTGCTGTTTGTAGTTTTGTCGCAACAATAAGAACGTTTTTGTCCCGGTGAAATAAAACTAACCAAGCAACATAAGCAGCGGTAATAGTAGAAATGCCTAACTGACGTGCTTTTAGAACGACGATAAACCTGTGGAGTGCTAGGTCATCTACTAGGTCTGCCTGGAAGTCGAAGGTCTTGAATGGAATAAGACCTTTGCCTGGGTGTGGAATTTTACAGTAGGTGTTGATAAAGTAAACGGGTTTCTTGCCGGACTTGACAACTTCCTTTACTATCTTTTCTTTTGTTAGTTGGTAAGCCATTAATCATTTGGTCGAGTTACGTTTTCAGGTTTCTTGTCTGATGATTGATCTAGAAACTTACGGAAGTTATCCTCTAGACGATCTTCTGAAGGTTCGCCAACTGGAACAACATCTTTTAAGTTTCCAACTGTATAAATTTTAGAGCACTGAATCCAAGTTCTAATTTTAGACATATTTTGTAATAACATATCACAAGGACCATCCTCGGTAAGAGTTAATGCTTCCCCGGTGATGTTCTTATATTCTTTTTTTAGAAACTTTGCAATGTCGGCAAATGTTTGATCCATCTCTTGTTCTAATTTGGTATTATGAAATGAAGATATTGGCATTTCTGACTGATAGGTAACAATAAGTTTTGGTCCACTCATACGAACTTTAAAACCATCCATCACTCTTGAATCGTTAATAGCGCATCCTTTCTCTCGCTTAAGACCAATAGGGTCATCTTTTCCGTCTTGTCTGAAACGGGCATCATGTGAACCATCGTAAGCATTTGCTGCTGCTTGATTGATTCCTTTAACAATGTCGTAAACTGTAGCCATTAATTTTGCTCCTTGTCAGGTCGCCATCCGGTTAACCATCTTTCTTCTCTGTCTTCCACCCACTGAACGTAGCATTCAAAGCAACATTCAAATTTATTCATATAGAGATCATCTCTACCAGAAAAAGAATAAGTTTCACAAACTGGGCAAACTCTATTTATTTCTTTATTAATTAGGTTTCTAGGAATGAAAAAGCCGTCTTCATTTATTTTGTCTTCACCTTCACTAGATTCTTCTGAATAAAACTCTTTTAAATCTTCCAGATATTGCTTCTCTTTATCGTCGTCCCAACCTGATTTTGGATTGACTATTGATTCTTGTCCAAACTTTTTGGACATTGCTTTTTCTATTTTAGCGATTTTGTTTAGATCTTTCTTCATTTATAACCCTACGAAAACAAAGATTTATTGTAGCATTATAATAAATAGTTTTTAATAAAAAAGGGAGGATCAAAAGACCCTCCCCCAGAGAACTTAGGTTAGAAGTAAAAGATTACTTGTTCTCTAACTGCTTCTTGAGTGAAGCGATTTGAGCGGACTGCTCTTGGATTGCTGAAACGAGGATAGCGGATAGACGACCGTAGTCAACACCGAATAGACCCTCTTCTGAACCGTGAACAGCCTGTGGAACAACCTGCTTAAGTTCTTGCGCCATGAAACCGAAGTCACGGGAACCGTCCTTCTTCCAAGTGAAGTTTACAGCTTTGAGACTGTTTACAGTCTCAAGACCGTTCTCGATAGCAGTAACGTCAGTCTTGAGTCTTTCGTCGGAGTAAGTTACGAAAGCAGCAGCACGAATCTTGTTCTTCTGGTTTGAACCTTCAGCAACGTCGATTGCGTATTCGCTATCTGCGTCACCACCCAACTGCATCCAAACTGAACCAGCAGCGTCTTGGAACTTGAGGCGGTGATCAGCAGCAGAGTACATCAATGACTCGTTTGCAGTTGAACCGTACATAACAACGTTTACACCAGCACCGTCAGCACCGAATGCTGTTGCGCTTGCCATGTGAATACCTGAAGCAGCACCAACAAGCTTAAGCTGACCAGCAGCAGAAACGAACTCGATGCTTGCATCATCGTCATCACCGAAGTAGATCTGCTTGTCGTCAGCCATCATGACAACATCAACCATCTGAACCTCTTTGTGCATGGTCATGAGTTCGGCAGCATTAGTAGTGTCGAAAGTCATGTATGCATTTGTACCTTCCTTGATCTCAAGAGCAGTAGCACTGTTGTCTGAGAGTAGGAGGTCGAAGTCAGTTGCAGCAGCAGAAATACTGTCTACGTTTACATCACCAGCATCAGAGAGGTCGCCACCCTGAAGGTCAAGTGAAGTAGCAGCAAGCGCAGTGAAGTCACCAGCAGCAGCAGAGTTAGCACCAATAACAGTTCCGTCGATAGCACCACCGTTGAGGTCTACACTATCACTGGTAAGTGAAGCAAAAGTTGCAGCACCTGAACCGCTAACAGTTGTGAAAGTAGCAGCAGCGGCAGAACTACCACCGATAACTGTACCATCGATAACACCACTGTCAACGTTGATGTTGGTGATAGCTTGGCTGTTTGCGTCAAGAGCAGCACCGAGCAAGTCAGCACGTAACTCGTCAACATAAGCAACGCCGTCGAGGTGAAG